CCCCACCAGAAAGTCTTGTGCCAATAAGCATTTCTGTAGATGATTGCCGATAAGATACTTGAGCACCTATACTATCACTTGGAGAACCAAAAAATAAAGCACCATAACTTCCGTCTGGAGTTAATATGCTCATACCGCCACCTGCACTATTTTCAACAACTAAATCATCTGCATCCGCATGAGCAGTAACACTTCCAGCACTTGCTGACCGAACAATAAGTTGACCTTCTATTAATTCATCGTATGTATTAGTCGCACTACCATTAACAGTTAAGTCGCCTGTTATGGTTACATCCCCAGATATTGTACCGCCTTCTAATGCGACATTTAATCTGTTGTTCGTAGCATCTAAGGCCATGCTTAGTGCTTCTTGTGAGGTTACTGAGTTTGCGGAAACTGCGTTTCCTGAAGAGTCTAGAAGTACTTTATTTAGTACCTCTTTTGCGGTGAACTTTGTAGGGTCTGCCATAATCTATCCTATATTCCTCCACCACCGCTTAAAAGCATCCATATAGTTAAATTATATGTTTCTAAAGTTACCCTTAATTGAAACACATAATCAATTAATTATATTAAGTAAAACTTGTTGGTACTACTGCTCGTGTTCCTCCGGTCTTACTTCTTTTCTTTGTGCCATATTTCTTTATAGCCATATCAAATTTTCTTTCGTGTTGCATCATTAGATTCATAGACACCTGAGCCATACCCGGTTCAGATTCTGTTCCAGCCTTGTCCATATACAAACACTTCTTTACATAATCTACGATTGCTGAATGGTATAGATTGTCAACATCTGGAGTGTCGGTGATCGCTGTAACCTTACTAGGGTTTCCATAGTAGTGAATCAAGAGTCCATTTGTAACGGAATGATCAAAACCTTGATAAGCTTTCCTATCGGTTCTTGACTCACCTGTAGACGAATAAGTAGTAATGAGTCCTAAATGGTCTCCTCTTATAAAATACAAAACCTTATCTTCAGGGTACTTAATATTGCTTGCCATTATGAGGGCTCCTCTATTGCAGATTCAGATGTGTTATCAAACATTAATGGCTCACCATCTAATACCCTAGGTACTCTTATATAGTCACCATCATTATCCATTACATCTACTCTATAAACTTTATTGATACCCATTGCATTGCTACTAGAGTCTGTTGCACTATCTGAAAGATTATAAAAAGTTTGATTGGCTACGATATTTATCTTAGCAGACATAGATTTTTGTGAGTATTGACCTAACTCATTCAACGCGTCATTGACCAGTGACATAATATAAGCCTCTGGGGCATTAGGGAATACTTGTCTAACCCTACTTATAATCTGTTTTACTGTTAATGATTGTATTGCCATTACACACCAGCTACCATTACGTTTACAGTTGCTTCATGTACTCCATCACTATAAGCCGATGCAAAAACTTCTATATTGGCAACTGCTTCTCCAGTATGTAAAGGTATTACAATAGCCTCTCCAAGAGTTAAAAGAGCGTGAATTTCTGAATTAATCTGTACGGTCACACTCGCAACAGTTCCTAAAGTTTTTACATACTCCACACAAACAACGTGAGCCGTTGCCGGAATATTTCCCACCGGAGCAGTGTTGCCTTCGTTCCAAACACTATCGCCTAATCCACCCCCAGCACTTGTTATATCTACAACTGCATTTTTCCAATAACAGATATCGTCATTATTATAAGCACCATCAGAATGTTTATCAATAGCTATATCATAATTACCACCCCAAGTTCTTGAGTCCGAATGAACATCTAAATTAAAATTAGAGTAGTCCCCGGCGGCTGAGCCTTCATCGGTGATGCTATTATCATTAACAACTTCAACCGATGTATGTATTCTTATTTGATTTGCCATATTAAATATTCCTTAATGTTTGTAATCCAAGTTCATAATTAGCAGATAACTGTGTATACCTACTATTTAAGAATTGAAAATCTGTACTTTGTTTTTGAATTTTTGCATTATAATTACTTATCTTGGAAGTAACCTCAGCTTGATAAGACTGAACCTCGCCTGAATATTTTGCCAGTTTCTGTTGATAGTCTTGTATATCAGCATTTAAGTTATTACTATATTGCTGAACTTCCCGACTTACATTAGCTTGATATACTTGAAGCTCTGAATTGTACTTTGATATACTTGCTTGATATTCTTGGACTTCCTTCGATAAGGCTAGTTCCGTTTCTTTTTGAGCATCTTGAGAATTTAACTGTGCTTGTTGTTGTCTAACCTGTGCTGATATCTGTGCCTGCTGAATAGCCTCCTGCAACTTGGCTTGATAAGCAGTATTTTCTTTATTGAACTCATTAAGCTCATTTTGAATATCGGCATTGTATTGAGACAGGTTGTCGCTTTCAGTTTTAGACCAAGACTGAAAAGCTGTGTTAACCTCAAGTTGATACCTAGAAATTTTTTGACCATACTCTTGAACATCTTTATTTACCTGTGCTTGATAAGATTGAAGTTCGTCTGAAAATTTTGACAACTTAGCTTGATATTCCTGATTTTCTTTTTGCAATTTCAAAGAGGCTTCTTGTTGCTTTTCCTGTGCATTTAATTGAGCTTGCTGAACAACTTTTTCCTTATCAATTTGAGCTTGCTGTGTAACCCTTTGAGAATTTATCTGAGCCTGTTGTATAGCTTCTTGAAGTTTAGCCTGATAAGCTACATTTTCTTTGTTAAAATCATTTAAGTTGTTATTTAACGCTTGTTGATATGCGTTTAAATATGTAGATATTTTTTGCAGTTGGACATTTGCCAATTCAGTATCTTCTTCATCTTCAATCATATGACCCAAGACTTCAAACCAATCACTAAAATCTTGAAAATCTGCATCAGTTCCTATTGTTCCATCACTAATTGTTGCCGTTAATTCTTCAGTAGCACCGGCGACTACAGGTGCAGTATACGTAGGAGGAACTCCAATATTAGATATAGAGACAGAACTTATTGTTGGCATAGTCCCGACTGTTTCAGTGCCTACATCTGGAGTTGTATAACTAGGAGATGCTGGAATTACCGGAGGTGAAACAGAAATAGACAAAGCACTTGGATCACTATCCCCAAAGGGATTAGAGTTGCTAGTATCTTCAAAGAAAGTTTTAAAAGAAACCCTAGTCGTTAAATTTGGTTTTGTATAGCTAGGTGCAACTCCCACATTTGAAATAGCAGTAGTATCAACGGTTACATCATTAATAGCAATAGTGGTAAAGTTGGGAGTTGATGGCGATGAAGGGGCCACTGCTACTATACTTAAATCTTCTATGCTAGGAACAGAAGGGGCGATAGGAATAGAGGGTAGTGAAACATCTGATGGTAATTCAACGCTTTTGCTTCCCATTTTGTTTTGAATGGACTTCATTGCACCGTATATAGATACAAGGTATTCAGCATCATCTGGAAACTTTGCTATAGCACTATCACCAAATGCCACCGTAGGATAATTCAATGTTTGTACATGAGCATTTTGAGCATTGGTAGGCGAAGGAACAACAACTAAAATATTATTTGTAATATAGTAAGCGGGATCTGTAATGGTAGCGGCCATCATATCATCCGCATCCCTAATCCTCCCTTGTAAGGCTGGATTTACAATTCTACACGGCTGATTAATAGTCCCATCATCTCTTGTTACGCTAAATATTTCTGAGCCCAAAACCGTAAAGCTTGAACTACTACTGTTTAAATCATTGGACGTAGTGAACAGGGATTGCTTAGACTTTGGTAAAGCGTTTAATATTTCCTTAGCACCATCGGTTAAGAACTGACTTAGTTCTGTTTGGGTAGGTGCACTGCTACCATCTATATCTAAACTTGTTAATGCCTCTACCTGTGCTTCAAATGTTGCCATACTATGCTCTTCTTACCTTACCCGCTACCTTTTTTGAGTACTTAGCTTTTTGTTTTCCCTTTGCTGATGCGGCTCTTTTCTTTCTATTCGTAGCCGCTTTTTCAGCAGGACTAAGACTTTTTCTAACCGACTCAGGTAAATAACGACCTCTCTTACTCTTTGGCTTTTTCTTATCGCCTTTACTAACATAATCCCATTTCTGCTTAGACCACTTAGAAAGTTTGTTACTAGCAGATTTCTTACCTTTGTATCCGCCACCAGCCTTCTTGTACCTAGCTGTTGCTAATTGAGCCTTTCTAGCAGACCATTGTCCCGGTCTACCTCCAGCAGAACCAGACTTCACGCTGGCAACAATTCGTTTCCACATCGACTCTTTTGTTCGCTTTGTCGCCATTTACTTCTTAATCTTTTTTATTTTACCATTCTTAGTCCTAGCAAACTTATGAGTTTTTGTTTCTCTTATCAAGGTGCCATAATGCTTCTTACCACCCCAATTCCAACTAACCCTTTTAGCCATTATTTCTTTTTAGACCTTGCATGCTTCATTTGAACTGCAAAGTCAGCAGTAAGACTAGCTCCTTTGTGAGCTTTAAATTTACCAGTATGCTTCATCAATTTTACGCCTCTGCCTGATTTCATCCAGTGATACCCAGCAGGTGCCTTTACTTTCTTCTTCATTTCTTTCTCTTCTTTTTAGCTTTATTTCTAGCACTAATAGCTTTTGCCTTTCTTTTTGCATCCGCCTTTGAACTTGCACCCCATGCTCTTAATGATAACAACAACCTTGTAGGCTTGCCATTCTTTTTTTCTGGGCCGGGCATACCACCCATCCTTGCAAGAAAACTAGCCCTTCTAGGGTTGTCACCAGACTTGACTGGTGCTTTTAACTTACCACCCTTGTAACTAGCTCTACCCTTAGCATTTAAACCACCTTTAGGGTTCTTTCCCGCTTTCCTTGTCCAAGCCGCAGATTTGTATTTCTTTTTAGCTCTAGGCACTTTTTCGCCTATTCATCTCAGCAATGTTTTGATCTATACTTTGCACAGAAACCTCAACATCTGTCCTCTTTCCCATTTGGGATGTCATCCACATGTTTGTAGTAAACTTGCTTTCTGAGGCTTTCTTACCACAAGAGCGACAAGTAAACCAGTTCTCTTTGTTGTCTTTCTTACAATGTATGCATTTATTCATTATTAATCCTTTTAGGTTTTGAGGGCCGCCTTTTATTGACAGCCCTCACAGTACCTATTACTGCTATCCTTATGTGTTCGGATTATTAACCAGCCGCAGTAGCAAACGGTGTTTCTGATGCGTCCTTGGTCAAACCATGAACATACCATCTTACACCATCCGTAAATATGTCAAACATATCTCCGGGGCTTGCACTTGCACTACATGCGATAAAGTCATCGCCGTCAACCGCTTGGTCTCCAGCCGCTCCGTCACCTGTATCGCCGATCAAACCTATTAGATCGTTTCCAGAACCAAAGTCAATATTGACCTTTTGTCCCATTCCAGCATCAGAACCATCCGTGTCTTCTGTAAGGACAACCTTACAATTCCAACCCGGTTTGACTCCTGTAATTGCAGGCATATCTATTTCGGTTGTAGCGGCAGGATCTACAAGTAGTATAGAACCGCTATCATTCGCTGTTGCTGTATAATTAGAGGTGACTCTTTTGATCTTTAAGTGAAGACCACTGACACCGCTATTATCGTTTAAGTAACTTGCTCTAGCCATTATAGACCTCCTTATGAGCCTTCAAGGTTATAAAGAGCATGTGACTCAGAAAGAGTAACCTCAAGACCGGCTTCGGTCAAGATCAT